CGGGGTTAGTATGCTAGCCCTCGTATTAAAGCGTATTCATGACGTAGATGAATACATGGATGCCGACCTTATAGCGGCTCGTGTAGCCGCATGTTTCGGCGCGTTCGTAACAAGTAATACTGGGGGTAACCCGATAGTTGCGAATAAGATTGATAGTAAAGGCAAGAAAGTTCGTTCAATGGCGCCAGGGATTATCCAACATCTACGTGCAGGTGAATCAATTTCATTTGCGGAACCTAAGCGAAATGCAGGAACCGCATCAGAATACTCAGCGACACAAACAAGACGCATAGCGTCAGGTATGGGTCTAAGCGCGGACATAGTGACGCGCAATATTAGTGGTAACTTCTCCGCAGCTCGACAGAATATGCTGGAGGACCAGCAATCATTCAAGCAGATGCAGCGTTTTATAATTGAGCATTTTTGCATGCCTGTATGGCGGGCTTTCATTGAAGCATGCTACCTAAAGGGAATTATCCCGGCCAATGACTATGCAGCAAACCCAAAACTTTATAAGAAAGTAGCGTGGTTAGCTCCAGGCTGGTCTTGGATTGACCCTGTTAAGGAAGTTAATGCTAACAAGGAAGCTATTAAGGCAGGACTCACAACGCTCGAGGATGTATGCAGTGCATCTGGTAAAGACTGGGAAGAAGTACTTGAACAGCGGAAGCTGGAACAAGACCGCATTAAGGAATTGGGTGTTGCCCTTGATATGAATGGGGACATAACGAATCTAGCGGATGATACCACCACTGATATGAAAGGAGATGATAGCTAGTGGGGAAATTTGCAAAGAAGCAGCTCTTAGGTAAATATGCCCGAGAGGCGCAAATTACAAATATCGAAGCGAACGATGATCGTACCGTCGAATTGTCCTTTTCCTCTGAAGAGCCATATGAAAGATGGTTCGGAACAGAGATATTGTGTCATGACGACGGATGCGTTAATCTAGACCGATTCAATAACGGTTTAGGCACATTGTTATTCAATCACAATCGCAGTGCCGTTGTTGGTCACATCGATAAAGTTTGGATTGAAGATAATCGTGGCAAGGCGATTGTTCGATTCGATGAAGATGATGAATCTGAAAAGATTTATCAAAAAGTGTTAAAAGGCACATTACAAGGTGTGAGTGTCGGATATGACATAAGTCGATATGAGGAATTAATCGATTCCGATTCTAAAAGTTCCAACGGTCGATTTACTGGTCCGGGTTATGTAATCACAGACTGGGAACCGCTGGAAATTAGTATTGTGTCCGTCCCTGCAGATCCAAGTGTAGGGGTAGGCAGAAGTGTAGATGATAATGAGGAGGAACCTATGAAAGGTGATGCAAAAGGCACTGAGCAAAACGTGCCACAAGTAGTACCGGAAGTACCAGAGTCCGGAGTTAAAGGTTTTAATGCGGATGACGCTAAAAAATTGATTGCGGCAGAACGTGAACGTGTATCCACAATCACTAGCCTATGCCGTGATTTCGAAGTTGACGGTGTAGATGAATTCATCAAATCCGGCAAATCTGTTGCCGAAGTTCGTGAGGCAGTAATGGATGCGTTGCGCGAACGCAATAAACCAGTATCCGTTAAAGTTGGTGAAGCAGATTCTGATAAGTTCCGCATGGCTATGCAAGATGCTTTGATGATGTCTGCAGGCATCCCTGTTGCGAACCCTGCACCAGGCGCAAATGAACTTCGATCTATGTCCTTGATGGAATTAGCTCGTGAGTCCTTAGTTCGTGAAGGCTTAACCGCTAACTATGCTGACCGTTTGGAATTGGCTCGTGAAGCTATCAACTCCACATCTACATTCCCAATTGCTTTGTCTAACGTAGCAAATAAGTCCTTGGTACAAGGCTATGAAACTGCACCGGCTACATTCGATGCATGGACCGGCAAAGGTAGTAACCGTGATTTCAAACCGGCAAAACGTATTTTACTTTCTGAAACAGCTGAATTGAAACTCGTTCCTGAAGGTGGACAATTCAAGGATTCTAAGTTGGAAGAAGCTGGTAACGACGTTAGTGTATTAACATACGGTCGCACATTCAGCTTAACACGACAAGCTATCATCAATGATGATTTGGGTGTGTTCAAAGATATTGCTTCCAAATTTGGTCGTTCTGCAAAGGATACCATCAACAGCATGGTGTACGGGTTGCTAACAGGTAATACCGTATTGAGTGACGGTAAAGCACTATTCGGTACTGACAGAGGTAACTTGGCGGCTACTGGTGCTGAATTAAGTATTGCATCCTTATCTGCGGGTGTAGCAGCAATGCGCCGTCAAAAGCATATTGGCGAAAATCGCAATTTGAACATCGCACCTACATATTTGATTATTCCGCCAGAACTCGAAGCATTGGCTTACGAATTGGTTAAATCCACAGTGGACCCAGCTCGTAGCAATGGTACAGTTAACCCATTCGGCGGTCGATTCACTATTGTAGTTGATGCGGCATTAACAGATCCACACGCATGGTATTTAGCAGCTCGTCCTACAGATGTTCAAACTATCGAAGTAACGTACTTGAACGGTGTTGAAACACCTCGATTGGAAACACAAACAGGCTTTAAAGTTGACGGCATCGAGTACAAAGTAGCAATGGATTGCAACGCAACAGCGCTCGACTTCCGTGGCTTGTACAAAAACCCTGGTAAATAATTAGTAATTGATTTAGGAGGTAACTAGATATGGCACAATTCATTCAAGAATTAGATCGTATTGATTTTAAAAATACAGCATCCGATATGATTGCCGTAGGGGACATTGTCCCTGTCGGCAAAATGCACGGCGTGGCAATAACTGATATTGCGCCTGGTGCAATCGGTGCGGTTAAGGTCACAGGATGTTTTACAGTTGATGCAGTTGTGACAGATGCATTTGCAGTAGGGGATGTTGTGTATTTTGATAAAACGCAAAAGCGTGCAACTAAAACAGACACAAATCCAGTATTGGGCATTGCCATTTCTGCAAAATCTGCAAGCGCTAAGACCGTTGATGTAGCTCTTTGGCCTAATGTAGAAAAGTAATGTAAGGGCGGGCATACGCCCGCCTACTCCATAGGAGGTAATGCACTATGAAATTAGGATATAAGCCTAATGCACTGCTTTATGTATTTGGCGAAAAGATTACTTACAAGGGCCAGTCTATAAAAGCTAGCGTGGAGATTGGCGAATATGATGGCAAAGGTTCCGGATTCGTTGATAAAGCGCTAGCTGATAAGGCTCAAATTTGGGTGCGTGCTAAGGATGTTCCTGAACCACGATCAAAAGACGAAGTGTATATCAATGGCGAGAAATGGTACGTTGATCATATTTCCAACTTCGACGGTACGATGTATTGTTTGGAAATCGTCCATAACGTGAGGGCGGTGAGACTGTAATGAGTAACGAACCTATTACGATTACAGACACAGCCACACCGTATCTGAATTTCATCGCGGAAACCAAACCAGATTGGATGCGAAAGGCATTAAAGTCTACAGGTTGGATGATGCAAAAGGAAATTAAGCAAGGCATTCGGTCGGGTGCACCAGGTGGACATAGATATCCTAACTTCATGGCACCGGCTCGCAGAGCGGCATTTGAGTCAGCATTTGGTGCGAAACTTCGGAAAGCTTATCAAAGCGGAGGACGGGCAGAACGGGAAGACTGGGGCTCGAAATCGCGAAATGCCTTACTCGATATGGGTATTAGCGCCAGGACAATCGGCTACAGTCCTCTCGGTAAGCTATCGAATGCAGTCGGATATCAATATGACAAAGGCAAGCAATCCGTCCGTGTCGGGTGGTTATCAAATTCGGCTAAACGGTTAGGTGAACGTATCGAGGAAGGATACACCAAGCAGATTACGGAGCCTATGCGTAAGAAGTTATTTGCTGCAGGTGTACCGTTACCGAAGGGAAAATCGATGTTCAAAATTCAGCCGCGTCATACTTATGGTCCTATGAAAGCAGCGTTACAGCCTAAGCTTAAACCTTATATCGAGGATAAGATAGGCGACTACGCTATATATGGACCGGCAGCACAATCTGCATCTCGACGTAACTACAAGGTAAGGTGATTTGATGCAACAGACAATTCCACTGTCGCGCATCGTTGAGCGATGGGCTGAGGCTCTAGCGAACGACGAGGCGTTGACTAAATTTTGCAATGACAAATATGGAAAGCCGGCGCAACTGTATATCGGTTATGACGATGTTGACGCCCCGCTTGAAGATGACTGCCCTTGCATCATATTACTGCCAAGTAGTAAAAGCGAAGGGCTTGCGGATACCTACACATATTCATTAATGATCGTTTGGGGTATTGTCCATGAAGGTGCAACTCGTGTTAAGAACATTATTCGATACGATGGAGCGCTAGAATCGGACAACCTAGGGCAGTTAATTATTGAATGTATTTGTAAGGTGAATCCGGCGTTCCCTGTTATCGACATTGACTATGAATTAGACTCAATGAATTGGCGTCCGGTGTTTACTGGTCGTTTAACAGCTACTATAGAAATTCCGCATGTAATCGGCGGGAATATTGAATATTAAAGGAGGAAATGCATATGGCAACAGTAAAACGTGCGCAGGGCTCTCAGTCCCATGTGGCAATTGCGTTTGAGGCGGATTTTGGTACAACGCCATCCACTGGTGGTGTAATCACGCCAATCATTTCTAGCTCCGTAAAAGCTAGTCAAAATTTAAACGACTCCACAGTAATCCGTGGCGATCGTAATCCCGCAGCGCCATTCCGTGGCAACATTGACACGTCCGGTAGTTTAACCGTGCCTGTTGGTGTAATCGACATCGGATATTGGCTAAAAGCTGCATTCGGTCAACCGACTTCTAATACAACTGGCCAAGCACCAAATAAGAAGTCTGAGCACGTATTTAAAATCGGTAATACGATGCCGTCGTTAACTATTGAACAGGGGTATCCTGACGTTAATGTATTCCAACAATTCGCCGGTGCGCGAGTTAGTAAATTAGGCTTTAAATTTGGCGGTGATGCTGAATTAACTGCATCTGTTGACGTGATGGGCTGTAAGGAAACATTAGCCAGTGCTACATTCGATGCTGCAGCTAAGGCTGTAAATTTCTTACCATTCCAAAATCTTAATGCAACTATCAAAGAGGGTGGCGTTACCGTAGCCAATATTCTAAGTTGCGATATCAACTTTGACTTTGGCTTGGATGGTGATTCTTACGCTATTGGCGGTAAAGGATTTAGAACATACATCGACCCAGGTATTGCGTCAATTTCCGGGACGATTAAAGCGTTCTTCCAAAATAAGGACCTTTTGAATAAGGCGGTTAACGGTACGGAATCCAGCTTGGAATTACGACTCGAACAAGACGACTGGTCACTTACATTTAAGTTGCCTGAACTTGTATATGAAAGACAATCCCCAGGTATCGATGGCCCTAGAGGCGTTAATATCGAATTACCGTTTAAGGCGTACTACCGTGCAGATGCAGGCAAGTCCGCTGCCATCATTACATTAGTTAATAATCAAGAACAATACTAGGAGGTGCCAACATGGCATTTGAAGATATCAAATTAAGAGGCTTAACATTCGCTGAACGTGGTGAATTAATTAAATCTGGTTTAGACCCATTGTATACCCCAGTTCCGGAAGAAGCACCGGATACAGAACGCCTATTACGTTCTCGTGAGCTTGCGCAATGGATTATGCAACACATCTACGGCTTAACCGAAGACGAAATCAACGCAGCACCTGACAATGATCTTATGGAAGTTGCACTCGATACCATGCGCTTTACGCATGAAAAAAAGGCTGAACTTGAAAAAAACTAATTGATGCGTGGAATTGGCTTAACTCCGATAAGCCGAAATACTGCTCTGATTGTATCAAGATGCAACGTGAGACTAAACAGAATTTTGACTGCTCGGAGTGTGAGTTTAATTCCCCGCATCAATTAGATGGAACGAGACAAGCAATGCGAGTATACAACGCTAGTCGTATGCAGCGACGATGGCATTCAGGCGGTATTGCAGGATTCGATATGCCAGCGGTATTAGAAGTGGCGAAGGCTTATGGCATTGAGCCACTACCGCACCTTATCGACTTACTCGTATTATTAGAAGCCAAGGAATTGGAGGTGGCGCACAAGAATGGCCAATAATTTAATTGACATTGTCGTTCAGCTGACAGATAAAAATACGGAAGCCGGACTCAAGAAAATTACAGCTAGTGCTGAAGGCGCCAAATCCGCCCTTGGCAAAATGAAGAATGACCTCATGGCGATAGGTGCTGGTGTCGGTGTTGTAGGCATCGGTGCTAAACTTGCCAAGGAGGCTATCCAATGGGACGTAGCTGTTAAAAAGTTATCAGGCATTACCGGTGCTACGGCAAAAGAAACCAGTGAACTATTAGCAGTGGCCAATTATATGGGCGTTGCTATGGAGGATAGTGCAGGTGCCTTTGCTAAGTTTTCAAAAAACGTCGGAGCGGCCAAAGAGAAAATGGAAGTCGCTCGGGCAGAGGGAAAACTCGGTATTGATATATTCAGCAAATTAGGCTACACGCTTGAAGATATCAAGGGTAAGAATACTGTTGAAGTGTTCAAGATGATACAAGAACGCTTAAGAGGGATGAAGGACGGGGCTGAGAAGACTCGTGTCGAAATGGAACTCTTTGGACGTACTGGGTATCAGATGCACGCCATGCTTAATATGTCCGCTGAACAGATGGACAAAGTGGCTGAACGTGCCAAGGCAATGGGGCTTATCATCGACGATGAGACTGCAGCTAAATCTGCAAAGCTAAATCGGGAATTAAAAGATTTAGAGAATACAGGGAAAAGGCTTGCAGTATCTATCGGCCATGAGTTAGTTCCTGTTTTTAATGATTACGCAAAGGGCGTGTTAGACGTTGCTAAAGAATTCGAGTCGATGACCGCTGAGCAGAAGGAAGCTATCGGCGGAATAGTTAAATTCGGCGCAGAAGCAGGTGCAGTAATCGTAGTTATGAGGTCACTAACCAGCGCACTCGGATTTATGCGATTGGCCACACTTGCTGCAGCCGGTCCTTGGGTAACATTAGCTACGGTAATTGGACTTGCTGGGAAAGCCTTACTCGATTTTCGCTACAACGAAAAAACATCCGGCTCTTATATGGGTGTAGATGTTGACGGTAAGCGTATTCACAAGAATACGAATTCCACTGATGGTATAAATCAGGCTTATGAGGATAGCCATGACACTCGGTATTGGATTGAGGATAGCGCATGGTTTGGACTTGTAAAGAATGACCGCTTAGCTACAAAAGAAGAAGGCGCTAGAATCGATGCGGCTTTAAAGCAAAAAGAAGAGGCGGATGCTGCGAAAGCGAAACTCGATGAAGATCTTGCAAAAGCGAAAGAGGACCTTGCTAATGGCGGATTGACGAATACCGAAGCCATTAATAAGGCTAATGAGGAAGCAGGCAAAGCGGCGAAGGCTCAAGAAGCTGCAGCTAAGAAAGCAGAACAAGCGGCCGAAAAATTAGCTAGCTCCGTGGAACGCCTTAACGACATGATTCGAAGCCTAACACTCCAATCGTTGGAGATTGACGGTAGTCAGTACGAAATTGATAAGCTCAATGCTAAGAACCAATATGAATCGAACAATAAGAACATTCGAGATATTATTCGTTCCGCAGCGGGGCTTAACAGCGTAGGCGGTGGAAGTGGTGAAGCTTCTGGAGTATTAGCTGCAGCTAATGCTCAACTTGGCAAGGCCTACTCACTAGGCGCCGATGGTACTTGGGCTACGGACTGTGGCAAGCTATTTGCGGATTCTGTTAAGGAGACCTTCGGAAAGGACGTACCAAGATATGTTCCTTCCATTATGGATGCGGCAGCCGCTGCGGGTGCATGGCATCCGGCGGGTGATGGATATACACCTCAAGCAGGCGACGGCGTCGTAGTCCTTGGTGATAATCACATCGTAATCGCTGACGGTAACGGCGGATACACTGGTGCTAATTCTAGCACAGGGGTAGTTGCTAAACAGTCCGTCGAAGGAGACTTCGGGGCGGTTACTGGGTATGTGGATACGGCTAAATTAGTAGGCACATCTGCAAGAGCATCGGCATCTAACGATGCCCTTAAGAACGCTAACGCGCAAGCGTTGGACAACTCCAACCTAGTGGCCGAGGCAAGGGCCAAGAATGAGGAAGTATATCAAAAGAAACTTGCTGAGGCGGAGCGTAATCAAACTATCCGTGTTCGTAAGATGAATGAGGATATTACGAAACTTGACCTTGAACGTACAGGGGACAGACTCCAACTTATCAAGACTGAGTCCGATGCACAAAAGGCTCAAATTGAGGATAACGTTCGTGAGTACACCAAGGCCGTAGGGGACAAGAAACTCGCTGAGAAGAAGGCAGAGTCGGAACGATTGAAACTCGTAGCCGATACTGAGCAGAAAATCAGAGAACTTGCCTACACACAAACGACTGAAGCATTAGATCATCAGTCCAACCTGGTAAAGCTTGGTCACCTTACACAGGACCAGTCCGATGCTATCTTGGCGGAACAACTGCAAGCCTACATCGACTACTCGAAGGACGAGCTAGCTAATGCTCAGATGACGGCTACGCAACGCTTGCAGATTGAGAAGAACCTAGTTGAGGCCCAACAAAAGCTATGGGAGATGGCAGGGCGTAACTTGAAATCTCGATTGAAGGAAGCAGCGCGTCAATATCAAGAGGAAACCGTGAACTATGCTGACCTTGCGAAGTCGACCTTTGACAGTACCATGAGTAATATCAATTTGACTTGGACAAGTAATCTCGAGGCTATGGCCACGGGTACGAAGTCCTTCAGTAAAGGGCTTATTAGCATATTCAAGGATATGACGAACAGCATTATCAAGATGATGGTGAACCTATCCTTCCAACAATACCTACAGCCTAAGCTACAAGGCTTATTCGGTGGATTGGCTGGAGGCATAGGGAATATTGGCGGAGGTGCTCGTACATTCTCGAGCGGTAGGTCCTTTAGTTCAGCGTTCAGTAGTCGAGGGTTCTCTAAGTTCGCATCCGGCGGGGTAGCGCCTACAGGTATGACATTGGTCGGTGAAAACGGTCCGGAGCTCCTTCAATTCAACGCGTCTCATCGTATCTATAACGCGAGTCAAACTCGTAAGATGCTAGGTGGTAATCAGGGGAATAACGTTACAGTTAACATCATCAACCAATCTGGCCAAGCCCTTGAATCTGAGCAACAAAGCTCGAGATTTGATGGAGAAAATTACATCATCGATGTAATGGTTAAAGCCGTAACAAATAATAAAGGAGGTGCGCGGGATGCAATTAAAGCAGCCGCAGGTTAATCATGGCAACATTTCCAAACATTAGATATCCAATATATCCAATTCAAGAAACTACACCGGATATGACCTATAAGGGCCAAGTGGAGAATATGACGATTATTAGTCGTCGTAAAACGACTAAGGCCCTACGGTCATACAACGTGAACTATAAGGTGCCCACCTCCGAGTACTTACGGCTAAGAGCGTTCTTCGATGAAGTCAACTGCTCGACAGTATTCGACTGGACGAACCCTGAAACGAAGGAAACTATCAAGGTACGGTTCAGTGATCAGTTAGACTTCGCAGCGAATGACTACGGCATATGGGTCGGTACCGTGAAATTACAGGAGGCATAATATGTTAACACTTTCAACTGCATCTATCTTGGAGAAAAACAAAATAGACGCCACAGGTGTATGGCTGATGCTCCTTGATATTGAATACAAAGGCGATATCGTTCGACTCGTGTATAACACTGAGGATATCACCTTCCAAGGAAACAAGTACATCGCGTTCCCATTCAAGTTAGCGGATGTCAACCATAACTCTACTGACCTTCCAAACGTTAAATTGTCCGTGTCCAATGTGACACGGACTATCCAACGCCTGGCGGAGGATAATCAAGGGTTCACGGGTGCGAATGTCATTGTCCGTGTAATAAATACAAATGTACCGAATGTGTGCGAAGTAGAAGAACACTTCGTTATTACAGGCTCCGTTGCTAATGCAGAATGGATGGAGTTCACGCTAGGTACGGATTTTAGTTTTACTCGTCGGTTCCCTCTAATTCGCATCATGAAGGACTTTTGTCCTTTCAAGTTCAAAGGTGTTCAGTGTGGATACCAGGGCACCGAGACCGAGTGTAATAAGACTTTGTCACGATGTCGGGCACTAGGTAATAGCGTTCGATTCGGAGGCGAGCCAACGATTCCACAGGGAGGTCTGTATGCATCTAACAAATGATATGTCTGATATGCTAGGTACTCCATTTGAGGAGCTCAAATGTTGGGATGTAGTTGCCGAGGTGTATCGCCGTAATGGTGTTACGCTTCCAAACTACACCGATATTCCTATGGACGAGTGGCACGAAGTCAAGGAGCCAACAGAGGGCAGTGTCCTGGTCTTTTCGCTAAAAGGTAAAGAACTCGACCACGTTGGCGTGTATTTAGGCGATGGCCGATTCATTCACGCTACTAAGCCAAGCGGTGTATGTATCGAGCATATTTCTAAATACGTTCCTAGGCTTAAACATATATACGATAGAAAGGAGTAGCCGATGATTAATGTAGTGCTAGTAAGAAATCCGTTTAAACCGGATCAGCATGAAACACAATACCGCCATTATAAGGCGAATATGCCATTGAGCTTTTACGCTAAACAAGATGGCGACTGGGTATACTCCATTAATGGCCAAGAGGCTACGCTCGATACCATTGTTAACGATGGCGATTATATCGTGGCCATGCCACAGATTGACGGTAAGTTCTTTGGAATTATTTTAACCATCGGCCTTAGTATCGCAACCGGGGGTATCGCAAGCGGTGCCATCTTCGGTATTCAAAGTCTAATATGGCGTACTGTACTCTCTATGGCCATTGGTATGATTGGCAATATGCTCGTCAATAAGTTAACTCAGCCAAAGGCTGACCGGTCCCATACGGACTCAGCACAGGCTAATACCTATGGATGGGGAGGGGCTAAAACTGTAACCGGGCAAGGGTATCCTTTAGCTGTTACATACGGCCGTATGAAGAGCGCAGGGCTCCTCTTATCGCGTCATATTATCAGTGATGGCGAAAAGCAGTACCTTAACCTTTTATATTGTGCCGGTGAAGGTGAGTTATCAAAAATCGAGGATATCCGTATCAACGCTAACCCTATTAGTAACTACCAGGATGTGCAAGTGGATATCCGATTAGGTACCAACGACCAAAGTGTTATCCCTAACTTCAACGATAACTACGCAGACCAAGTACTCAACTATGAACTTAAAACCGGATGGAGTACGCAACGTGTACAAGGCGACGCGTGCAATGCTATCGAGTTAACTATCAGTTTCCCTAATGGCTTGTATTACTCCAACGATACGGGTGGAATGGACGCTACATCGGTTACTCTTGATGCGGAAATCCGGAAAGTTGGGGAGGACGAGGAGTGGCATAAGTTACCACTCTCCAATCAAAAGGGTATGCAAGCCTTCGTTAAGAAATCTGGTGACGGATGGTCCTTCACGCGTCAAAAGTCTGACGCGGAAATCGCTGAGGGTGACTATAAGGGCAAGGTTACAGAGGCTACTAACACCGCGTTCTATCGTGTCTATCGGTTTGATAACCTCGATAAGGCGCAGTATGAAGTCCGTGTTCGTTGTTCCAGTAAGGACGGTAGCTCAATCCGATACAACAATAAGGTGTACTGGAACCAATTGACGCAGATTATATATGATGACTTCGTACATCCAGGTAAAGCACTTATTGGTATTAAAGCGTTGGCCACATCTCAACTTAACGGCTCTGACCCTGAAGTATCCTGGATACAAGAACGCTCCGCCGTGTATGTATTCAACCCGTACCAACAAAAGTATGAAGTCCAACGTGCAGATAACCCGGCATGGGCGGCATATGATCTACTGCACATGGCTCGTAAGTTTGGCGATGAATACGTCGTGTTTGGCCAGCCTCATGGACGTATGGATTATGACGCGTTCAAAGCCTGGGCCAATAACTGCGATAAGAACGGATTCACATTCAACTATATCTACGATAGTGCTAGTCGCTTATGGGATGCGCTCAAATATCCGGAGAACGTAGGGCGGGGTAAAGTCATTCCACAGGGAACTAGATTCACCTGTGTTAGCGACTATAAGTCGACACCGGTACAACTATTTACCGTGGCCAACATTAAGCAAGGTAGCTTCTCCGAGGAGTTCCAAGGAATCCAAAGCCGTGCCAACTCCGTGGAAATCTCCTTCCTTAATAAGGATAAGGACTACGAGCGTGATGTTATCCCCGTGTATGGTGATACCTACGATGAATCGGATACCCTTACCAACCCTGCACAAATTGAGCTCATGGGCTGTACTAGCCTAGACCAGGCGTTCAAACATGGTAAGCACTACCTACGATGTAATAAGTACGAGGTGCGTACTGTATCTATCGAAGCTTTCACCGACGCCATAGCGTGTACCATAGGGGATATTATTCTTATCCAACATGACGTACCTGAATGGGGGGAAGGTGGCCGAGTAGTAGCTGTTACAGGTAATACTATTACCCTTGATAAGGAAGTATCGACATTACCGGGCAAGCAGTACCAACTACTGATCCGTAACAATGCTACCGATGCGGTGACTACGCTCACAGCGTTGAGCGTGATTGGCCGTAACGTAACGGTTAAGGAAACGATTGCAGTCGAACCAGGTAGCGTGTACGCCTTTGGTGAATTAACCAAAGCAGCTAAACCATTTAGGGTGCTAGCTATCACGGAAGGCGGTACAGACCTTACTCGCAAGATACAGTGCATGGAATACTATCCTGAAGTGTATACGAACGATGATGGCTCTGTTCCTGTTATCGACTATAAGTCTGAGGTTGGTAGCGACATCGAGGATATAGGCCTCGTAAGTGATGTATACGGTGCGAATGGCATTATGTACTCACGAATCGCCGTCCGTTGGCAACTGCCTCGTGATGGCAAGATAACCAACGTAGTGGTTAACTATCGGAACGCTAAAAGTGATACCTGGAAATACGTGGGGAACTTCCCCGCATCACCTAATAGCACGGAGATATCCGATGTACTATTAGGCGCTACTTACGAGGTTAGGGTGCAAGCGATTAACGATTTAGGACAACTCACTACAGGGGTTACTAAGGAAATCGTGATTCCTAAGATGCAAGCGCCTGGTGACGTGCAGAACCTACACGTCATTAGTCGATACAACCTAACCGCCGATAAGAGCGTGTACTATGACCTTCAAGTGATGTTCGAACCACCGGCTAATCCTGGCAACTTTGATTGCGCTGAGGTGTGGTACAAGCTCAAATCTAAGAATGGCCAAGCTGTAACCGGTCAAGATTGGCAGTATGCGGGTAGTAGTAACAGCCAGGTTATTATCAAGGCTTTGGGCCCTGGCGAAGAGTACGAGGTTAAGGCTGTGGCCGTGGATAGGTTCGGTAATCGTTCCGATACTGCCCAGGTAGTTGACGTCGTAGTCAAGGCGATGGACGAAGTACCGGACATGCCTAAGAACTTTATTGTGGCCTTTAAGGACCACGCCACCGCATCATGGAACGATGTATTGAACGCTGACGTGGACTACTACGAACTACGTACGGATAATGACCCAGGGAAGGACACTAACGCATTACTTGCGAAGGTGAAAGGTACCTCAGCTAATCTACTGCTTACGAAACGAAGTGGTACGGTGTACTTGTATGCGCGAAGTACGCTAGGCAAGTACTCAACCCCGGCAACGTATTCGTATAACTTGCCACAGTTAGAGGCGCCTACGTTCGAGGTCAAGGACCAACTCGGAGGGTTTAGCCTGTACTTTGGGGCGAAGCCTCCACAGGCATACGTTATCCGTTGCCACGTTATCGGTGATGATCGTACAGACGATTTAGAGACTACGTCTAGCATGCTCACCTACTCTAATAAAGCAGGGGTGTATCGTGTGCGGTGTGAATACGTCGATGTGTTTGGTAGTAGCTTAGTGACGGAGAAGTCGGTCACTATTAAGGATAGAGTCGATAAGAGCCTACTTGACGCGGAAGCATTAGGGCTAAAAGCTATGGACGAATCAATCCAAGCGATGAGTTCTGAAGTTGGAACGATGAAAACCTCTGTGAATGGGTTTGCATCTAAATTAGTCCAACTTGATAAGGGTATTACTCAAAAGGTAACTGACCTTAATAAGAACCTATCTGGTCAAATTACTACATTATCGGAGGGTATCGACCTTAGAGTGACCCAAGCTATCGGGGGTATAAGTGGCCAGGATATTGTTAGCCGGATTAACTTATCCCCTGAAGGTACTCGAATTGAGGGCAAGCTATTACACGTAACAGGCCAAGCACTGTTCGATAATAACATCATCACGGAGGGTATGCTCCAAGCTAACTCGGTAACTGCTGATAAGATACAAGCCTTATCCATTAGTAGTGACAAGTTACAAGCGGATAGCGTTACCGCGGATAAGTTAAAAGTAAATAGCTTAGACGCTATCACGGCAACGATTGGTACGCTCCGCACTAAGACGAGTGGCGCTCGTGTTGAGATATCTGATAATTTAATTCAAGTATTCGATGATAACAATGTACTAAGAGTGAGGTTAGGGGTGTTTAGATGATAATTCTAATAATCTTAATTCTGCTACTATTAGCGATGGCGGTTGCAGTACTACTAATAATAAGGAGAAAACATAAAATGCCACAGGGGATTGAAATATATAACGAATACGGAGAAAAAATACTGTCTACTGATGCGAGGTTGACTCGTTCGTTAATGTGCGTCCCTTGCACATCGTGGACTGGGTCAGCAAAAGTAATAGGTAAACAAAAGGATACAACTATATACGTCATTCCTTTTGTATCCGTTTCTTATAAGGGGAACTTCCCAACAACGAAATTTATCAAAACTTGGATTAATCAAGATACGGTGTACTGGGAATATACACGGATTAATAACCATTTCTTTGATAATGATACGTTGGCGATTGTATTGTTTATAGGAGAATACTAATATGAGCGCAACTTATCTCGAAGTCAACAATGACAAAAATCAAATCATCATTAACGATGAGTACAGAAATTTTAAATTGCACAGCGTTGTGCCAAAAGTTGTTAGCCTATTTTTCAACACCCGTGTTGCGGCTGATGATAGTGGAAGAATGTATTTGAACTTTATTAAACCTATTAATGAAGATTGTGTTATCGCCTCAGCATATGCGCGTCAAGTGTGTATGGTATACCCGCATTATAGAATGCATGCACATCCTCAAGCATTATCGCCAGAATCGTCGGGTGTTGATTGTTATTTATTTGATAACTATACAGCTCGGGATACTAATTCTACGGGCAAGATTCGAGCAGGATTGCAGGTATTTAATGAACAGGGGCAAACGTTATTTGATTCAGATTATCCTGCTTTGCGCATATTAGATTATATCGATATTGATATAAATGACTGTAAGCCTTGGCAAGACCCAAAGGATGATCGTTATCTAAAGTTTGGTAATGATATATTGTCTCGTTCATACAATGTTCAGTCTATTGCAGTTTGCTTGCTCAACTCCCCCCCATCTCCTTTTGGCCCATCGGACGGCGTGTATTCAGCGGAATACCTTGGCTATGGCGTATCTATCAAAGGCGGAAACGTATTGACCCTAGGAGCTACATGGCAAACAGATATAACGACCAAAGATGCATTAGCAGATGCTGGCGTTGATTCGCGCCTAAGGTTGCTAGTTGCCGACGTAAGTAACCTTAGGAAATCGTAATTTGATACTTGAAGGAGGACTATATGGTAGAACAAGACATCACATTATACGCAGGGCAGGACTTCGGTATGACATACGTCGTCCCGCCTGGCGCCGATATGGACCTAAGCGAATACGAGGCCGTCTGCAAAATTCGTAAACGGCCGTATGATGATATGAAATTAGAGTTAACTCCTGTGGTACAGTCTAAGCAGGTAGGGTTCTTCATCAGCGGAAAGGATTCCGCTAAAGCCCAATTAAAGGGTGGCGATTACCTGTACGATGCCTTTATCTACAATGATCACAAGTGGATAAAGTTAGGACAGGGGACAGTCACCATCGTTCCAGATATTTCAATGCATAAATAAGGGGGCATACGATTATGGAAACAAATGAATTAATTTTAAAACTCGATAAGGACAGCACATTACCACTTATTGAGGGTTTAGGTAAAAGCGCCTATTCTATTGCTGTAGCTCATGGGTTCAGAGGTACTGAACAGGAATGGCTTGATAGTTTGAAAGGCTTACAAGGTCCTCAAGGTGACCCTGGGGCAAAAGGCGACCCATTCCGATATGAGGACTTTACGCCAGAGCAATTAGAGGGCCTAAAAGGCCCTAAAGGTGATAAGGGTGAGGACGGGCGAGACGGCGCAAGTGCCACGGCCGACAACGCTCATCAGTTGTTGCTGCAAGGTAATGTCTGGTGTGAAAGTACCAACGTTGACGACGTGCTCACAGCCTTAATTGGCAATATGGGCAAGCCGTTTCCTAGAACTGACTTCAAGCCTTTGACTATTCCAAGCGTAATCCAAGGTCAACAGGTGGTAACAGTAACAGGTGAGCCTCATTACAGCGTTAAGGTAGTCGGCAATGATACACCTTTCACGCTAGACAGTACTGGGGCTTGTAACGTGAATATTCCGCCATTAGGTGAAGATGATGTGCGTTTAACTTATCATAACTTTATTGGCGAAAAAGTTGGCGAAACAGTAATTGCTGGCATTGTTGAAAGTACTAGAACGCCAGATGAAATTTACGAGGAAAATGGCGTTAAATATGCCCTATTTGGTCGTAATTTAGAAATTAAGGCAGTTAACTTTAATGGCGATTTCGAACATAATTTTAAATTCTTGGGTAAATGGCAAGTATCTGCAATCGATAATATCTTGATTCAGGCTAGCCGTCCGACGGTTCTTAAAATTGGTGCTTGGTATGGTAGAGGTTACTCTGTTAAAGACGTATCTGGCAATCCTATTGGCAATATTCCGATTTTAGTTGATAACCCTAAGAATTTAACATTTGAAAATAACGAAAAGTCTGATTCATATGTTAAGATCGGAAGCGTAGAATATGGCACATCTGATGTTCGATTTACA